AAGCTTTACCGCACCAGTAGTAGCATACTGGTTAACCTGATTAAAAAGAACTCCACCAGATATCTTGTCTTTAGCATAGACAGCATCGATAGTATCCAGAACAGAGTTACCCATAAACTGAGACACATTCTCAGGCTTAAGGCTTTCCCCTGTCTTATCAATCTGAGGTACAAGCGAAGCAAACATAGCACCAACAGTCTTGTTAGCATACTGGATATCTTCAGGCTGTAGGTTCTGTCTGTTCAAACTACGAACAGTTTGCATACCCAAAGCTCTTACGCTCTGAAGTTGCTGTAATGAAGAAGACTGAATCTCTGTCATTTGCTGGGGATCATAGACAGTCGAGTACATGTTACTCAATTCGCTAGGAGAATCCGTAGGAGTCATGTTAGGAGCAGGTGTACCAACAACTTCAGGATTATTTAAAGGACCATTAATACTAAGAGGCTTCTGCCCGATAGTCTTAAAATAATCTTGCATCTTCTTTAATGATTCTGCTGTCGAAGCTTGATTAGCAAGCATAGCATTAAACGCCGGATCGCCTTTTTGAATTGCAATAGCTACATTAGGATCAACCCCTGCGGCAGTAAGCGCCCTAGCCTGTGCCTCTAGGTTTTGATTCAAAGTACTTCTCTGCCAGTAATCTTTAGTTGTTTCGTAATACTTAATACCAGCATCAAATGAACCAAGGTAAGAGTTCATATCAGCTTCAGTAGGGACCAACCCTGCTTCATTATAATTTTTTTGAATGTCAGCAATAAGCATAAGTCTGGTCTGTGCAGCAGCATCAAGGACTGTAACATTAGGATCTAGGCCTTTGCTTACAGCATCCTTAGCTACTACTTCAAATTGAGACAAAGCAGCTTGAACATTCTTATCAATACCAGCCTGAATTAGTGGACGAATATTAATACCAGCAGCTTCTTTTGAAAGCTTTAAATTTTCTACATTTTCCTTTGTAGTCTGGAGTTGTCTTTTCTTAGCCAGTGAATTATAATAATCAACCTCGACACCAGCCCGAACCCTATCAGTATCTCCGCTATTCTTATAGTAATTATCAGCAAAAGACATTTTGCCTTCGTCTGTTGTCTCAGCCCAATTAAAAATAGTTGCTGTCTTTATATCTTCAATAGTTTTACCACCAGTATCAGAGTATTCATACCCTTCTACTTTATCAAAAAGCTTTTGAGCATCATCTATGTACTGAGGAAAAACCTTAAAGGATTCCTGCTTGTACATCTTCCACTTAACTTCTCTTTTCGTACGATCTTCTGTCTGCATAATTCTATCAATACCAGCAGAAATAGTCTGAAGAGCCGTGGCTTTCTTATCGGATTCAGAAATTGTAGGTTGCTTACCTGTATCTTCAAAGGTAGCTGCAATATTAGAGATAGTCCCAAACAAGCCTCTGTAGTCCATTTCAGGTGGGCTATAAACAGAAACATTAGTACCACCCATAGTTCCAATCTCGGGCTTAAACAAACTAGCCATTCTTATTGTCCTTCCTTCTCAAGTAGCTTTTGATATTGAATAGCAAGACCCTGCTCGGATACCCTCTTCATTCTTTTAAGAATACTATCTGCAAGAGACAGCCTACTTTCCATAGAGAATCTTGTAACTTCCCTGTACTGGTCTGCCGATAGTGGTGCCATCAAAGAAGCAATGTCTGCCTCAACACTCTTAGCTGATTCTATATCATCGTTGTTAACATGATTAATCATAATCTTCCTAAGTTCTCTAACTCTGTCAGTAACTTTAAAGACCATTTCTTTTTCAGTCTGAAGATGGTTTCTGACATCGTAATACATAGATACTTCTTGGAAAGGAATACCAAGAGTATTCCATAGAGCATTCCAAGGACTCATACCTTCTGCAACAGGGACACCCTTTTTGTTAATAAACTCTCCTGACTGCATCAAGTACAAACCCTGCACAGCTTTGTTTCCTGTAGAAATATGTCTTAGTACTTTAGTAAGATCGTACTGAGTAATAGATACATCCTGTGTAAAAGCACCCTTAAGAAGACCATAGGTTTCTCTTACCGTATCGTAAGCAATAGAACCAGACGGGCCACCGATAAGCTCAACAAAGTTCTTTTCTAGAACATCTTCATAGACCTGATCCAAAGAGCCACCAGCACCAAGTCTACCAGACATAGCTGTATCTTCACCGATAAGGTTAGATAAGGTATAGTCCAGAATACCGTACCGGAGGAACGTATAAGCGTCCTTATCAATACCCTCTGTCGAATCATCTGTAAAAGCGTTGACAATATAGCTACCCATCGGAACACCAGCGGCACCAAAGAAAAGAACCTGAGTAGCAGCAAGTCTTGCTCTTTCAAGACCAGTAAGTTCCCTGCTAAAGAAAATACTTTCCATAAGCTTTGCCTGATAAGACAACCACTGGGTAGGAATACTCATCCACCCCTTTTGCCATGCAGCAGCCGAAGCTCTTGACATATTCATTGTCATAGCATGGTATCTCTTTGTCATAAAGTCAGACATAACCTTAGCGCCAGCCGAAGTAGTTACATCCAATGTAGGATAAGCCTGTCTAAACTGACGGTAAGCCACGTTAGAAGCCATAATTCTGGCTACACGATCACCTTCCTTAAATGGCGTTCTACCCAATTCTCTTGTTTTATTAATAACACCCTTTGTAATATTATAGGTATTATTTAACTCAGAGATATTCTGGTTAACTTCCAAGAAACCAGACTTTCTACCGTAGTCTACCCACTCCATAAACTCTTTTTCAGACATACCGATAAAGGATTTCACCCTTTGGTAAGTAGCCTTAGCCACTTCTGGAGAAGAGTTAGTAAGAAGGATTCTCATGGGTAGATAAGAAGCTGCTGCTTTAAGACCATTGATAGGATCAATAGCCATAATACCAATAGCAGAAGAAGCCTGAACAAGGAACTGATCAGGGTTAAACAACCCAAGCTTCATGTCAAATGCAAAAGATCTTAGAGCAACATCAGGTTGGAAGCTCATCTTATCAATAACATCAAACTTACCCTTGCTCTTATCAAAGATAAATTCACCAACCTCAGTCATTCTTCTGTTCCACTTCTGAGCAAAGACGTTTGTCTCATGTAGTCTGTTAAGAATAACTCTACGTTCTGTCTGAAGCTTATCACCAAGTTTGTTATCAGCAAGCCTCATCTCTTTAATCTGGTCTACAATAGACTTATCTTTGATATCTCTTTCATTCAGGATAAGCTTGTTATCTCTAGCAGTCTTTACAAAACCTTCAAGAGCATTATAAGAATACTCTCTTTCAGCCATGTAATTGATACCCTTAGCAAAGTCTCTTTCGATAACTGTACCTACATCAAGATGCTTAAACTTACCTGCACCATAACCATAGATAAGTCTGTTAGTAATCTCACCCTTTGAATAAGCATCATCATATGTCTGGAATTTACCAGACCGATAGTTATCAAAGAACCCGATACCAACTTCTGGTAGATTTATATCCTTTGTAACAATCTGAACATCAGAATCTCCAATGTCAGCGTTCTTAAGGAATGCCTCAAAAGAATCCATGTCTTCAATGTTGGGGTTAAAGCCGTTGTTATTCTTTACAAGGTTTTCAAAGTCAGCCCTTGAAAGAGATCCTGCATTAACATCACGATAACCCTTAAGAAGAGTATTTAATTCCTTTGCAGCGGAAGTAAGTTCTTTATCTGTCCTCGCAGCAAAAACAAATCTAGGGATCATGTTCACTGTATTACCAGACAGATCCGTAGCTGTTCTTGGAGACACAAGAAAACCCTTGATGTTGGTTGTATCTCTAAAACCACCAGCAATCTTAGGTAGGACATCAGAATGAATCAATGGTCTTGAAGCTTTAAGAGAACCAGTAGCGTACAAGATAACATTACCATTGTACATAGGAGCCTTTTCAACATCAACGATCTGGAACAGAGAAAGGTTTTCTTTCTTTGCTCTCTTAAAGAACTCTTTAGCTTCCATAGGCTTATTAGTTTTTGCATCCCAAACATAGTTCTGCTTATACTTATCTGTCTGAGGCAATTCTCCAGCAGGAAGTTTGTTCATCCTATAGAAGTTAGAACCATCGAAAGAACCAACAAATTGTCCAGCCTTAGAGGAACTAAACCTCTTTAGAGTCTTATCTGCTTCAAGAAGTCGGGCTGTATCTGTAATCTTCCAAGAAGAAACATAAGCATCTTCTACTTCCTTAGTAACCTTTCTACCAGTCTGCTGATAGAAGACATCTCTGAATGTAGCAAGATCATACCACTCACCGTTAAGGGGGTTTTCAGTATTCAACTTGTTAATAACAAGTGAGATACCTTCATTGTCTTCCTTGCTAATCTTACTTTTTATTCTTTCATGGTTATCCATAATTTCTCTTTGGATATAACCAATCTTATCCTGACCACGCTTAAGCATTGTAGTCAGGTTAGCAGAAGATGTAACTTCAGGTGAGGCAACATAATCAAAGAGGAAAGATCTGAGACTAGCCAGTTCTGTAGGTGTAGCCATACCTTTCAGAGAAAGATTTCTCTCAAAAGAAATAACATATCCTTCAGGATTCTTACCATCCTTAGACAATCCGTAAGGTTCTACTGTACCTCCAAGGGTCTTGTTAAACTTCTGAGCATTAGCCCAGTCTTTGAAAGGAAGACCGTCTTCTCTACCAAGTGTTACCTTAACAGAAAAGTTATCAAACCCAAGGTTCTTTTCTTCAACGTCAAGGACATGGAAAGAGTTGTTCTTCTTCAGAGTCTCAGCGTATCTATCTACTGCACCCTTAATCTGTTCAGGTGTGTACATATCCTTAAAAGAAGTTTCTACAATTTCTTTATAGTTATTAACAACCTCATTGGCAAGGACTGGCTTAATCGTCGGTCCCATGCCATTAGATGCTGCGCTGGAAGTAGAAGGGGCTGAGTGCTTTGCTGTATTCACTGCTGTTGTAGGATTAACCAATGCTGTTTCCATAACAGTATTAGCTGCTGCTTTACCACCAACAGCCTCAGTAGCTTCAAGCGGGTCAGTAGCAATAGCAAGCTTAGTAGAGATACCCGTTGCATTTGCTACACCCTTAGCAGCCTTAATAGCTTTACCAGCAGAAAGAGTAGCGATGTCTACACCAAACCAAAAGCCTTCTCTTTGACCAAGACCTTTTTGTGTAACATTCTGGTAGTCCTGCCAATACAAGAAAGTATTATCATCAAAGAGTCCCTGTGCCTTAGCCTGTGCTGCTCTTGCATTAGCCAGTTCGATCTTCCTAGTAATGTTAGGCTCCATACGGATTTCTTCGTAAGCTTCCATACCTGTCTTGGCTCTACCCTCAAAACTTCCGATAGAGGTTCCAGTAACACCAAGGAAATTCTGTACTGTTCCGACAGTAGCTTCATACCCAAGCATACCAAGAAAAGAAAGACCAGTATTTACAACGCCATCTTCCGGTGCTGCCTTTTGGTAAGCATCATGGATAATAGCCATAGTAATATCTTCATTCTTCTGGTAATCCTTAATAGGATCTACACTTGTGATACTGTCCACAAGATCGATGCTATCACCAGAAGAATACTTAGTCTCAAGATACTTAGAGAAGTTATCAAAGTTTACCTTGACAAGATCAATAGGTTGGTTCTCGGAATAGGCTTTCTCAATGATAGTATCTGGAGTAACCTTTTCCTCAAACAAGGTTGTTGCAGAATCTTTCTCGACAGCCGTAAGGGTTTCCTCTACGGGCTTATTAGTATGATAAGCATACCTTTCAGCCAAAGCAAGCTTGTACTTCTTTGTCTTCTGTACCTGTTGTTCTACTTCATCCTCTGGAGGAAACAAAGATTCAGTAGTAACAACTTCTTCTTCTGGCGGGAACAAATCCATTACTTAATCCTTAAACCTGTGACGGACTACGTTGCATCATTTGTAGACCCCTTCTAAACAAACCAGAACCTAACTGGGCAAGATCTGGCGCAGCACTGGCAAGACCCTGTGCAATACTGGCACTCTGTTGGAACCCAGCGGCTCTATTCAAAGCCTGTTGCTGTCTATTGACACTGTACTCAGACATACCTTGGAATGCGGTAGCAGACAGAACTTGATTCTGAAGACCAGACAAACCACCAGTCAGTGCAGTACTCGCTGTCGGACCCTGACCAGCACCAATTTGAGCCGCTACGTTAACAGTCTGACCTCTAGCGATAGCCTGTTCTCTTAGCATTCTACGCCGTTCTCTCTGGTCAGCAGCCCTTTGAAGATTTCTCTGTTCCTTTGCAGCATCCTTCTGTGCCTCTACAGCCTTGCTCTGCTGTGCCATACCATAGACACTTGCACCAAGACTACCGAGTGTACCAATAAGAGGAATAATACCCGCAGCTACAGCCATATTAAATTTCCTTCCAATATATTATTTCTTTTTCTGCATACCCAAGTCTTTTGTAAAGGGTACTAATATTCTTGGGGCTAAGATTTGTAAAAGAACTGATACACAGCGTCTTAGCTTTCTTGTATCTACCCCAAGCATCAAAGGACTTTATCATTTCAAGTCCATACTTTCGACTATCTTCTGTTACGTATATAGCTGTACAATAGGCTATTAGCATAGAATGAAAGTATTGTTCTGTTACAAACCCAAAGATAAAACCTTTAATCTCATTATCTACAGTAAGAACTATACCCGTAAACTTATCGTTAAGTAAAGCTGAGTCAAAAGTTTTTCTTATCTTGTCCTCTTCAAAGGTTTCATCTGGTAGAATAATCTTAACCAGTACCTTTGTTAGTTCCAGAATCTTAGGATAATCTTCTTCTTTTATATACCTAATATTAATATCTTGGGTTGCTTGCATTAATTGTTTCCCAGCCTATGAGATAAAAGTCTTTGCCTTGCTCGGACTCAAACCTCATCCTGAGAACTCTACCTTTACCTCTGATCTTTGTCCTACATACAATTGTATCATAAGGATAAGAGAATGTCAAATTACTTGGGTTAACAAGTGGATAGTTAACCAAACGATAAAGCTGACTAGGTGAACTCCATCGGCTACTATCAGATGAAAGATCCCATTTAACAATAAGATTACAACTAGAAGGATAGTCTACTTCATAACCAGCACCTGAAGCTATAAAGTTTTCTTCTGTTCTTTTCATATATGTAGTGATATACGGAGCATTCTTCTTTAATGTAGCTGAACCAGAAAAATCATAGCCTGTTTCAGCATAAGAGGTATAATCTTTTGTCCCCCAATCAAGAAAATCCCTATTAGAGAATGTAGCAAATGTAAGTTTTCTCACTCCACCAACAACAGTAGAAACAAGGAACTTAATTTCTGTTGGCGTTGAGCTAGAAACCTGTAAGTCTTCTACAATAATATCAACGCCTGTATTGCTAATAACAATATTATCATCATTATCAATAATATTAACTGTTGCTAGTTCGGACCCAAGCCCCGAAAGATATACAGCATCCACAATATAGGGTGTTTGGGTATCTCTATCTGAAATACTCCAAGGAAAAAAAGCTTGTAATGTCATATCTAAAACAAGAATATTATTTTTCTTATTTTCAATATTAGTATTTGGCCTTCTATAGACCCAATAAATACGATTGTTTAGTCTATCAAAAACAGAAGTAGCTGTTTTCTTTGCGTCATTATCAATATTGTCATAAAAGGTTTTAATATTATCAGAAATAACATTAACACCAGGATTATTACCTTCTATTGTAATAGCGTAAATACCAGAGTTACCCCAATACACAGGAGTTCCTGAAACATTAACAAGTGTTCTAGAGTTTATAATACCAAAATTAGATATTTTAGAAACGTAGTATTCTGTAGCTTTAAAAATCTGATCGACGCCACCGATAGCCCAGACACCATTGCTTGCAAGAATATAAAGAATAGAACCAGTAGGGAACAAAGCTTTAATATCGGAAATTTCTGGGATAATGATGTACCCACCATCAGAGTCTACAACCCCAGCACTATCCTCTGCTGTAGGAGAAGCTGCCTGATAGCACTTACCAAAGTCATCTTTGTTTTCAATGGTTCTGCTAAAAAAGATTTTACTTCCGTTCTTAGAAGAATTTAAACCAGCGTACCATACACGACCAGCATACGAAGCAGTACAACTAAATCTAGCTTTTTCTAAAACTGTTTTAAGATTAGTAATAGGAACAGGAGTACTTTCTGTAGCCCTTGTTCTATTCTGCCTAAAGAAATCTAGAATAAAAAATCCATTAGGGGCCAGAGTATTACCAGTAGCTGTTGAATAAAAAGGACTAGATTTAAATTTTATATCGGAACCATCAAGAACTCTACCAAAGTACCAAGGTTTGTTTCTCGGAGGAAATCCATAAAATCCAGCGATTGAAAAATAACTTTGATAAGGGGTTGCAGCTCCAGCTTCATTAGCAAAAGCAGTTCTTTCTCCCCAACCCATGTTAAGAAGATCATATTTGTAGTTATTTGTAATACCTACATCACGACTCGGAATAGTATCATTAGGAATATTATTTGTTACAGTTCCAGTTACATCTTCTGTTTCAGCAAGATTGCTACCAGCAAGAATATACGTAAAAACTGTATCAGAAGTTACAGTATCTACTTCAAATTCACCATTGAATTGAGACAAATTGCAATCAATTTTTACAGTATCACCAGCAGATAGAGCATGTTCGTATTCTGTTGTAATTCTAACAATACTTTGGCTTGTTCTTCTGATTTTAAAAATATCCGAAGACATATTAAGATATTCAAAATCTCTAATTTCAATTTTAATCTTGGATACAGTAATTGTATCATCATCAGGATTATAAATAACTTTAATAGGATCAATAGCAGCAGAAACAATTACTAGATAGCCAAGAGAAGAAGAAACAGAAATAGGAGAAGTTTCTATATTTGTCCCATTTTGAACTCTATAATTATTTAGATCTACAGAAAAAGTCTTAATGCCAGCAGACAAAACAGAAAAAGACTTATCATAAAAGTAAACCATATTGTTTACCTGTACGACAAGAAACTCAGTACCACCAATACCTGAAACATTCTGCCAAGTTTGAGTATGAATAAATGCACCAGAACCAGCAGTAAAGGTACTCGTCAGATAACTTTCTTCAAATTCAATACCTCTTCTACGCTGCCTAGCTCCATTTTTAAGAAGGTCACAGTTTAGTTCATCAGAAGAAGCACCTTCAGGATACGTCATTACAGAGGCTTCAGTAACAAGCCCCTTAATAAAGTTGTTTACAGGTTTGGTGCTATACTGTTGAGGCAATCTTCTTTTCCTTTGTCTTCAGTGGAGGAACTTTTTCCTCTCCAAACATTCTATCCCACTTAGCTTCCTTGCTTTCTACAACATGGTTTAGCCAATAGGTAAGATCATTCAATGCTGACTTTCTAGAAGTATAGTATCCTGAAAGCTGTTCGGGAACTACGCCAGAGTCTACTCTAATCTTAAACATACTATAGCCATCCTCTGGCTTATAGATTGTGTACTTTGTTTTTCTTTTGCTAGAGGTAACACTCATTAGAGTACCTTCAGCATTTTCTTCTACAACAGTAAGATTATCTTCCGCGTCCATAATTATTCAGAATCCTTTGCTCTCCCGTCTTCCAACGGTTGTTCTTTTGGGTATATCTATGCTTTCTAGCAAACTGTTCTACTTTAGGGTCTACCCCCCCTTTAAGGAGAGATAGACACCTAGATTTAACTTCCGCGATATAGTACGGAAAAATAGTATCATCGATATCCGGCACCGCACTATCAGTCATAGTAAAGGTAGGAATCTTAATTCCAAGCACCATTGTTTTACTAGCCTGAAGAGTAGTATCAATAGTAGAGTCATAACTATCAAAACATAGATACCTGTCATCAAAGGATGTGTAATAGTCAGGCATCTTATCATTTTCAATAGGGATCAAAACTCCCGATACCGGATCAGGTACTTTAATTACTTCGGATGAAGAGGTATCCCTTGTAGAAATTCTCTGAATAAATTCATCCGGTGAAATATAATTGATGATCTTGTATTCCAGTTCGCCAGCAGTCTCTGATACATTGTATCTCAACTCCTTAATTTCTGTAATGCCATCCGCATCCATAAAGTTAGGATAGGAAGAATTGGACAGACCCGTTACTCTTAACAGTTCTGTATGCTCTGGAAGATCAACTGTTGTAATTATGTCATAGAAAACACTCCTACAAATATTAGCAATCTGGGTAGCTTCTACAGTATCAGCAATACCGTTAATTTCATCAGAGTCCATATCATTCAGAACATCCTGAACAATCTCCAGCAATGTCATTTTAATTGTTGCCATACCGGAGGTTTCCTTATCTAGCCTTATGAACTCTGGTTGTAATCAGATTAATATCTTTAATATTAATAGCATCACCTGTTGCTGTCTTAAGCTGGATCTTAGCCCCGTATGTAGCCATATTAGATGAGACAGGGAATAAAGAAGAAGCATTAATATACTGGTTAACAGTACCACCAGTAGACTTCAAGATAGGGTATGTTGTTTCCCCAACAAGGGTAGCGTATGTTGTACCATCAGTGGAAGTGTACATGGATAAGTCTACATACGCAGCAGAGCCTGTTTCAGTACCAATAAAGAACCCAAGGGTAATCGAGTGTATATCATTAGCAGAGACAAAAAGAAGTCTTTCTGTAGTCAGATCCATCAAAGAACCTGTACTGCCAGTCAGAGTAATCGGTAGCTGGGTAACATTAACATTTGTATCAAATGGGAGGATAACACCCGTAGAGTCAATAGTCAGGTATGTACTTCCGGTATAAACACTGTTAGAGTACTGACCCCAACCTGTACCGGGAGTTCTACTTACATTTCTCCAATTACCAGAACCACTACCATCAGAAATATATACCTGATCAGCAGTAGCTGTAGAGATACCCTTAGGTTCATGTAGATTGGGATCTGTCAATGAGGAGTGTTGTACGTTAGCCATGCTTAACCCTTATGTATGGGGTTAACACCCCGGATGACCAATAGTCTTATTATACTCTTATTCGCAAGGATGTCAAGGGGGAACCGAAGCTCCCCCAAGACAAGAAGTATTACACTTCGATGTACTCAATAACGAGTCTACCACGGCCAGCGGTAAAGGCATTACCAGCCGTTGTCGGTGTCGTGTAGACATAGCCATTGGCAGAACCAATGGAAGCTGTACCACCAGCCAGAGCGCCATCACACTTTACAACCTTAGTTGCAGCAAGGTCAGCAAGGGCAATAGTAGCGTCAATGCCATCGGCATCAATTACCGTACCATCCTTCTGAGCCAGACCAATCGTCAACGTAGCTGTACCACCCGAGGTAGCAGCAGTCGTAACAATCAGTGTAGCACTCAGGATGTAGGAGCCAGCCGGGATAAACGACTCATGAGCATCAGCCGCAGCCGTAATAGCTGTAGCAAAGTCAAAGTCAACGACCAGTTCCTTAATGGCACCACCAACAGATTCAGCGCCAGTAGCACCACCATCCGGGTTTGTAAAACGGATCTCAAGACCGTCCGAGTTTGTCCAATCAGTACTCATATTCTATCCTCCTATTAAACCGAGGTGTTCGACAGAACGGTAACAAGATTCTCAGGACGATAGAGCTTGACACCGTAACGAGCGGTAGTCACAAACTCTGTGCGCTGGAAATCCTTGTTATACTCTGTATCAACTTCCGGCATCTGTCTCCAAGCGCCAATGAACGGAACAACCGAAGCATCAGCAGAGAAGAACAGGTTAGCCTTGAAGCCAGCGCAGTTAATCGTCTCAAGCGTTTCCGCAGAGATTGTTGACAGACGCTGCGAAGTATAGACATCGAAACCGTAGACGTTACGAACGAAGCGCATACCCGTGGCGATACCAGAGGACACAATACCCTCAAACATCGGGTTGTTGTTAATACCAACAAGCTGGGTAGCCGTTTCAATCGTATAAGCCACAGACGGGTCCACGATAGCAACACGGTTATTAGCCGAGACGTTAGCAAGGTTCAGCGACAGGTTAGCGCGGGCAAAGTCAGCCACATTGATAACATTCGAGGAACCCGTAGCAACGTAACGATGCTTACCACCGTTGATGGTGTTCGTGTTAGCAGCCGTCTGCTGAGACTGAAGACCAAGGATTGCCTCCTCGACATGCTCCATAATCGCACGCTCCTGTTCCGGCACAAAGCGCGAGACAAGTTCGTTCATGTAGAACATATCCTGTTCAGCCTTCTTCGTCACATACGTACCCGAAGAGAGGTACTCAGTGATCTGGAAGGTAAACTGACCAGTATCCAACGGACGGTACTTAACCGACTCGTCTTCAGCATAGTCATCAACATACGCCTGACCAATGGACGGGATCTTAAACGTATCACCGTCAGGGAACTCCTGAAGCCAGCGAACGTAAGTCTGAGCCATCAGCTCATCACGAAGAATTTCCTTAAGCTCACGCGACCAAACCTCTGCGCGAGTAAGGAGTGTAGTATTACCAGTTGTCATACCCGACATATCTGATCTCCTTTATATTATGTTAAGATTTGTAGAACTTATCCCCAAGCCTCTGACGGTCTTGAACCATCATGTTTTGAACCTTTGGGGAATAATACAAACTCCTGTTTTCCTTACGGATCTTCTGATAATAATCAAAATCTCTGTCCTGAATACTGGAGTTAAAGCTTTCACTACGAACTGAAGACTGGGTAGCGATAGGAGCCGAAGGCTTTGCCTTACCGGATACACCAACCAACTGGAAGAAGGCCGAAGGTGATTCTGCTGCGATTTCCTTTAGTCTTTCAATAGACATTCCAAGCTCTGTACTCTTGGTTTTAAGAATCTGACCAGCCTTGTCACCGTACTGCTTTTCCATTTCCTCACCTACAACAGCAAGATTTTGGGAAACAGTTCGATTTTTTTCCTTCGCAGTAATAACTCTTTCTACAAGGGCTTCAATGTTTTCACTCGCGCTCTGAGTGGTGTTCTCAGTATTAGAGGGACTGGTAGTATTCGGAGTCGGCAGTTCTGAACCAGCATCAGAACCCTTGCTCATCTGTTCAAGGAGACTCTTAGCATAATCCTGCTTTGCAAGTTCTGCTCTGAGTTCATCCAGAGTCTTGGTAATTTCACCAATGTGTCTGTCTGCTTCAACCTTACCTCTTGCGAGGGATTCAAGATCCTTAAACTTCTTGCCTTCTCCTACCAACTGATTAACGTAAGATTCGTTTGTCGGAACATTACCAGCTTCAGTTGTCGTCTCAGCCGTGGTCGCGGCATTAAAGATATCTGTCATACGTTCTCCTTGGTCTAGAACTTTAGAATGTTGAGGACTTCTGTCAAAGCCCTATTGTATCCATTTCTGTCAGCTTGCTTATAAGCCCAGCTTGGATTATCGTAATCATCGACTAGAACTACATCCTTGATCTTGTCGTTGATAATCTTTTCAAGTTTTTCCAAGACATCTTTGGAAGAACTAATCTGTTTTTTAAAACCTTCCTGTTCATCTTTAGGAAGATCCATAAACCAAATTGTTTTCACTATTAGATTCCCTGTTCGGCAGCAATCATGTTCTCTTCTTCTGCCAGAAGCTGAACTTCTTGTGCTGTCTTCTGAGTTTCATAGTTTTCATAGATTGCTACATTTTCACTGAACAGTGACTTTTCGCCAAGTTCTTCAGCAAGGATTCTGGCAAACTCTTTACCACTCATATGGGCTGCAACAGTAGGATCTGCTGACTTAATCTGCCAAAGTTGCTGAAGGTTCTGCAATCTCTGCGCTCTTTCAGCAAAGTGTCTGGCACCCATAGGGATAATCTTACCCTTAGCCGTAATATCTTCCTTAGTAATTGTCTGGAAGATTGTCGTACCCAGTTCATCATCAAAAATACGAATAATATCAGAGGCATCTATGTTTCTTCTAGCAGCCTCAAGCATAGAGTTAAGGATTGGTTCTACGAAGATACGCTCAAAGTGCTGGGTTTTATTCTGGAAGATTCTAGAAGCAGCGTTCTGAAGTGTATTAACTTCAAAGGCTGTCTTTTCACCCGGAGTTCTAATACCCATAGCTTCTCTAGGAGCACCAGCAAGCTGTTCCATACGATTTTCAAGGACAGCAATTTGGTTATCGGCTGTCAAAGCAGTACCAGCAGCATCAGACTGGAGGTAAGAGACATCACCTTCGTCACCACAGTAAATTCTGGAACCCGGTTGGAAGTCAAAGTCCTCAACATCACCCTTAATCTTAATAACAGGGAACGCTACTTGATCGAAGACATCTGCACGAAGGTTTTCAAGGTGATCAATTCTGTACTGCATACCAACAAGATTGTCCAATGGACCCATAGCATACAGGTTATCAGGTCTTTCTCTCCAGCCTACGTGAAAAATAGGAGATACACCAAGCCAAGAAGGGTTAGGAACATCATGAAGAATGTAGGATCTGTCAACAACTTTAATAATCCTGTTCTTTAACAGAGTATTTGTAGCCTTGTCGTAGATATCCCCATAAAATGTAAGGATTTCTACATAGTCTGACTCGTAGTATTCCCTAATAGATCCAAAACCATCAACAACAAAGCCATCGTTTTTGTGTAGATCTGAATCTGAGTAACCCTGAATAGCGTTTCTTGTTCCAATCATTCTATCAAAGACCTTGGACATATATTCCTTATCAGGATTGTCCTCAATCATTCTCTTGATTTCACCAAATGTCATAAGAGATCTAATGATTTTAGGGGTCTTCTTAAATTCTGCTGCTACAGGGTTAAAGACAATATCATACGGGGAAACTCTAACAACCTTTGGACCCGTATAAGCAGGAATAAATTCCCCATCTTCCATTTCAGTAAAGTTTGTTTCATAATCTACTGTAGCAAAGCAATTACCATAGTCAATAAAGTCAAGAACAAGCTTTGACATTGTAACTTCAAACTCAGACTGTTGGACCTTGTTGTCCATGTAAGACTGAATAACTTCTCTCTTAGCCTTAGAATTAGAATCTCTATCATCAGCCGACCAGCGCATCCACTTTGTCTGAGGAAACAGAGCAGCCATATAATTAGCGTGAAGGTTATCTCTAATTTGTGTCAACTTAGGAACTGTTGTAGAGTTCTTCCACGGAAGTTTATTATTAGTAGTGCTTCTAGTGTCGGTAGCGAAAAGATAGTTACGAAGTTCCTTCCACTCTTCAAGCTTACCAACTCTCTGCTGATTCCAAAGTCTCCAACGATCAGAGATTTCTGTAGCAATATTATCGGGGCTGATAATCAGCGACATATCAATAGTATTACCAGCCATTAGTGTGCTACCCCGCCGAATCGTTGAGAATAAACTACATTTGTATTATTAAATCTTCTGTTCGCAACATTGCTTGAAGGCTTTACAGCAATACCAATCGCAGAAGTAAGGGCATCCTTGATGTCGTCGTGAGGAGGATTATTACTAACAAGTTCTTCCTCAAGAAGCTGACAGTTACCACCCTTATAATGGTAAATAGAAAGGTTATCATACCTTGGTTCTAGGACAGCAGACATTCTTTCTTCCTTAGAACCATCGTGCCTTGTCGGTCTATGCTCTTCAATCTTGAGAGTAAGGCCATGAGGCTTGATATAACTATCCTTTAGTTCCTGTACAATCGCAGCCTGTGCAGCGGTTACTTCAGCCCTAAGCTTTTTAAAGTCCCACTTATTAAGCAGTTCAAGTATGTGTCTAAAGTATTCTGAAATCTTGTCCGTTCTGAATCTGTCAATGTCAAGAACATAAACATTATTTTCGTAGTCTACTCCAATAACAACAATTGCTGTATAATCTGCCTTCTTTCTTAGACTGTACGCAAAGTCAACTGCGGCAAATACATTAAGCTTTCGTTCTCTATAATACCATGAACCTGCTGTATTTGTCAAGTATTCTTTTTCAAAATACTGAAACTTATCATAGTCAATAGGTCTGTTATCCGGGTCATTTGGATCATTATAATACTGCGCTCTAAACTGGGTTTTGTCTAAGTACTGTGCTCTCTTCTTAGCTAAAATCTGGATATCAAAACCAAAGGATTTACCGTCATGCCTTGTCTGTTTCGGCCAAAGAAACTCACCAGTCCCATCTCCCACATCTTCTACGGCTCTTTCAAAGGTTTCATAAATAGCTTCTGAATCTACTATTTCACCTTCTCTGTTATAGATGTCCTCCTCCATACTAAGGAGTTCTGAGTATAAATCCTTGGGGTGATACCTTGTACCCACCACCCATTCTCTAGCGTTAGCGCCCTCAATAGAAGACAGAAGAGAATACTGAGACTTAACTTTGTCCCTGCCTTCTTGAGTATAAGCATTTTCATAAACAACAACATCGTCCAGTACAGCAATATCGCAATGCAAACCTGTCAGTGAAGTTGTAAGGCCACCAGTAAAAACAGAAGGATCGCGTACAGCCTCTTCTTTTCTTCTAGGATGATCGAGTGAGATTTCACTCATAGTCCACTTTTCTCTTTTACCTTCGTCATCATAGATATGCTCAGGCCAGTATCTTCTATGAATGTCTGAAGTAAAGATAGACTTGATAAACGACAACTGCTTCTGAGCTAAATTAGAAGTTGCAGAAATGTACAATACTCTAAGCGTTGGATCTCTTGTCAGTTCCCAAGCAACACGATAAGCAATCATAGCAGACTTACCATGATCTCGCGGAAGCAAGGTAAGCTGATGTGTTTTCCTATCCTCACGGTTCCACCAACGGCAAAGTTCTTCGTGTACTGAACCAAGTACTCGCTGCGGTGCTATCAACCTAATAAAGGTTAGAAGATCCTGTTCGGCTGCTTCTCTGATATCCTCAAGACTAGCCATTAATTAACCAGCTTAAGCCCAATTCTAGCAGCATCATCCTGAAGTGTTTTACTCGTCTGGACTTCTTTACGAAGTTCAGCCTTAACTTCATCCTTGCTGGGTCTACCTCTCTTACTTTTAGTATCAAGGTAATCGTTGTCAGCAAGGTACTTCATAGCCTGAAACGAAAGCTTTTCATCTTCCGTAGCAGCCTTGATAATGGATCTCATAGCCCTAGCTTTTAGCTTCAGGTTTAGTTCCTTTCGCCACTGGTCAATATGAGGACGAATAATAGGAGACTCTAGAAGTCTTTCCCAGTGCTTATAAGAGCCAAGGGCAGCATGAGCAAAATCGTACTCAGTAACATCCTCCATTTCGATATACATCTTCTTCATGGACTTGTAGACCCGGCCATCAGCCTGATGGTCTTTCTCTTTCAGAGTCCATGCAGTACCCATCTCTTCCCTATTCTCAGGGAGGGTGGTCTCATAGAACAAACCCTTTGTATGCCACATAGCCATTAGGCTCTTCTCCTCATATCAGACTTGGGTCCAAGTTTCTTTCTGCCCCGAAGATGCTTAGGCTTTGTTCTACGCCTACGAATAATCTTGACAATTTGGTCTTTGCCATCAAACTTCTTTTTCATTTGCACTTCTTCTTTTTATAGTCCCATTCACCACCCTTGAGAATGCACTTACGCCAAGCTTCCTCATCTTCTGGTGACATTCTTTTAGCTATAATTGGTAACATCTTCTTAAAGACTTCCTCTCCCATGCCTAGCCAAAATGCTGGACTTCTTGCAACCATAAAAGCCCCAGCAGTTAGACCAAACAAAGCAAAGACGAAAAGAAGGATACCAATCCAATCCATTACGCAGCAAGAGCCTTCTTATCATAGATAGACCACCCAAGGCCAAT